CGAACAAGCTGAAGAGATTCCTACAACACCTGAAGAAGATTTAGGAGCATTAGCGCCAGCCGTTGGTGATGTAGGGGCAGGAGCTCCACCTCCACCGTCAGACGTGGCAGCAGTTCCACCTCCGGCGCCTGAGGCACCAGCATCCGGTCCATTAGATGTTGAGAACGACCCAGATGTTGAAAAACTTGACGACGAAGGAGACAGTGAAGAAACAAGTAATGAAGAAGGTGACTCCGAAGAACTTGATATCACAGAATTAGTAGATTCTCAAAAAAGTATTCAAACAAAACAAGATGAATATTTTGAAAACTTATTCTCACAATTAAATGATTTACAGTCAAGACTTGGTGAGATGGATAATATTATGAATAAGTTAAACACTCTTGAGAATAAGATTGAAAAATACAGAGAAAAAACTCCACAAGAAAAATTAGAGTTAAGAACTTACGACTCATACCCATTCAATCAAAAACTTTCACAATTTTTTGATGACAAGTCAGAAGAGATGGAAAAGACGGGAAAAAATGATTATGTTTTAACTTCCGACGAGGTACAAGACATCAACGTTAACGATATCAAAAATTCTTTCCAACCTGGAGGAGGGGAAGACAAAGACAGTTACAAAACTTCTTTTAGATAATAACGAAGGTGTCGAAAGACACCTTTTTTATTTGACAATACTATATTTTCACTTATATTTATAGAACAATTTAATCATTTAATTTTTAAAAACATGAGTTCATTAGACGCCGTATTGGCACAGTACGAAAAATCACAAAGTTCATCGGGCGGGGCCCAAAGCAAAATGTCGCAAGACGAAAGAATGAAAAAGTATTTCGCTTTAATCCTTGGGGATAAAGAGAAGTCAGGTCAGAGAAGAGTAAGAATCCTTCCTACCGCAGATGGTTCCTCACCATTCAAAGAGGCATGGTACCACGAAATTCAAGTAGGTGGCCAATGGCAAAAATTCTACGACCCAGGAAAGAATGACAACGAGCGTTCACCTTTAAATGAGGTTTACGAAGAGTTGATTGCCACAGGTAAAGAGTCTGACAAACAGTTAGCCGCTCAATACCGTTCTCGTAAATTTTATATCGTTAAAGTTATCGACCGTGACCACGAGGAAGACGGTGTGAAATTTTGGAGATTTAAACACAATTACAAGAATGATGGTATTTTAGATAAAATCATCCCAATTTGGAGAAACAAAGGTGATATCACTGACTCTGAAAAAGGTCGTGATTTAATCATAGAATTGGCAAAATCTAAAACACCTGCAGGTAAGGAATACACAACCGTATCTACGATTATGTATGACGACCCAGCACCTGTTCACACAGATGCAGCACAAGCGACCGCTTGGGTTAATGATGAGTTAAGTTGGTTAGATGTTTATTCTAAAAAACCTGTTGACTATCTTGAAGCAATTGCTCGTGGAGAGACTCCAAAATGGAGTACTGAAAAGGGTGGATATGTTTATGAGAACTCTACAGTTGAAACCGAATCATTCGGTGGTGGAGCATCTAAAAGTGGTAAACCAGCTGTAGCTGCGGACCCACAAGCAAATGACGAACCAGACGGAGACTTACCGTTCTAATTTATAACAAGGGTGGGAATCCCCCACCCTTTAATTTTTATCACATGACGTTTAAAGAAGAAATTGACTTACAAGTAAGAGATAATAAGATGTTATCTTATGAGATTTTAAGTCAACTAAAAGACAAAGGTTACTTCTCAGGTAGAAGTAAACAAATCGGTGACACTGTTTTGTTTGGGATGTTAAAAGAAGAAACTGGTGACGGACAACTTAATCTTAGATTAATTACTTTCCACGAAGAAGAAATCGGAACTCTTTATGAGGAAGATAATACTTTCTATAATCGAAATAAAACAAACAAATTACCAAACCTTAAAAGAATAGAAAATGGCAATTAAGAAAAACGACTTTAAATCCATTAAAGAAAAATTCTCAACATCAGCAAAATATAAACCTCAAAGATTTTTTGACTTAGGTCCTGATTTTTTGGATGCGGTTGGTTTACCAGGTCCTGCTATTGGGCACTTGAATATGTTACTTGGTCACTCAGATACAGGTAAGACAACTGCACTTGTAAAGACTGCGGTTGATGCTCAAAAGAAAGGTATCCTTCCTGTGTTTATTATCACAGAACAAAAATGGTCATTCGAACACGCCAAATTGATGGGATTTGATTGTGAGGAAGTAGTTGATGAAGAAACGGGTGAGTTAGATTGGGATGGTTTCTACATCTTCAACAATAACTTCAACTACATCGAACAAATCACCGACTACATCAACAACTTGTTAGATGAACAAGAGAAAGGTAATTTAGATTATAGTTTATTATTTTTATGGGATTCAGTTGGTTCTGTTCCTTGTAAAATGACCTTTGAAGGTAAGGGAGGTAAACAACATAATGCAAGTACTTTAGCCGACAAGATTGGTATGGGTATTAACCAAAGAATTTCAGGGTCACGTAAGTCGGATTCTAAATACGAAAACACGTTGGTGATTGTTAATCAACCATGGGTTGAACTACCTGACAATCCATTTGGACAACCAAAGATTAAAGCTAAAGGTGGAGAGGCCATTTGGTTGAACTCATCATTGGTATTTTTATTCGGAAACCAAAAAGGTGCTGGTACAACTAAAATTACTGCAACAAAAGATAAGAGAACTATTAAGTTCGCATCAAGAACAAAAGTTTCTGTAATGAAGAACCACATCAATGGATTGGGTTACGACGATGGAAAGATTATTGTTACACCACACGGATTCATTGCAGGTAAAGAAGCTAGTGAAGAAAAAATTTCATTGGAAAAATACAAAAAAGAATACGCGGACTATTGGAAGGACATCATCGGAACTGATGGTGATTTCGACCTGAAAGAAGAAAAAGAAGATTAGTATTATTGTTTCACCCTTTAAATCACAACAGTGATTAAGACACTATTAGTTGACGGGTCCAATTTAATGAAAATTGGATTTCACGGAGTAAAAGACCTCTATAGTGACGGAAGTCACTTAGGGGCAATTTACCACTTTATTAATACCATTAGAAAATTCCTCGAGGAGCATAACTACGATAAGGTAGTTGTTTTTTGGGATACTGAGAATAGTTCGTCCGCTCGGAAAGAACTCTATCCTGATTATAAAGGAAATCGAAAAAATGATATGAATGAATTTAAATATGAATCATATCTAACTCAAAATTCCCGAATTAAAGAATATCTTGAGGAAGTCTTTGTAAGACAAGTCGAGATGAACAATAATGAAGCGGATGACCTCATTGCTTATTATTGTCAGGTAGCAACTAATGAAGAGATTACTATTTTTTCTTCAGATAAAGACCTCACACAACTTATTACCGATAAGGTGTCCATTTACTCGCCAAACCTTAAAGAGTACTTTAAACAAGGGGATATGATAACCATTAACAAAGTTAAGATACCTCACTATAATGTTTCAACCTGTAAGATTTTTGCGGGTGATACTTCAGACAACATTAAAGGTATTGAAGGATTAGGTGAAAAAACTTTAGTTAAATTATTCCCCGATATGCAGGTTAAACCATGCACTATCGATGAAATACGGGTTAATGCTGGAAATTTACTACAAACAAAGAAATCAAAAGTTTTAGAAAATATTTTGACAGGTCGAAGTAAAAATGGTATCTTTGGTGAAGAGTTTTACACTACAAACAAAAAAATTGTCGATTTAACTAATCCACTAATCACAGATGATGCTAAAGAATTGGTTAAACAAATTATTACCGACACAATTGACCCTACAGATAGAGGATATAAAAACCTAATGAGAATGATGATGGCGGACGGTCTTTTTAAATACCTACCTAAGAATGATGAGGCTTGGGTAGATTTCCTCAAACCATTTATGAAATTAACAAGAAAAGAAAAACGTAACACAAACAAAAATTAAAATCGCATGAAAGAGCAAGACAGTACAAAAATGGAATTCCTTTTAACATTGAATGACAACATTGTAGTTCAAAGATTCTTTAACGTTAGAGGGTATAACCCTAAAGCGAAAAACTCGGTGGAGTTGTATAACTTCATTTTAAGTTTAAGAGATGAATTGATTTACACGTTAAAAATGAAGGCCGTAATTTACATGATGGATAACAAAGATGCTATTGAGCATGACCCATCAATTATGAATACATCTTACACAGATGGACCTGAAGTTTTTAACATTTATGTTAAAGTTGGTGAACAGACAATTTGTCATAGAGTTTTTGATGGAAAACTTTTTCCACCAAAAGTTCGTTATACCGTTGACGCAAGACCACTTTTAAAAGAGGTTCTTCGTGACCTAACTGACATTTTTTCAAATCACAAATTAACTTACGAATATTTGGAATTTGACCTAAGTAAGTAACTATTTAATAATACAAGGGACAATTTTAAATTAAAATATGAACAAAAATTTCGATTATTTAGGTAATACATTTCAAATCCAACTACTAAATCAAATAGTGGTTGACAAGGACTTTTCATCGTCAATTATGGACGTGATTGAGTCGTCGTACTTTGACAACAAGTACTTCAAAATCATCTTACAGATGATAAAAGAATACTACGTAAAGTACGAATCAACACCTAATTTCGAAACTCTTGACCAAATTGTTAAATCAGAAATTACACAAGAAATCGTAGCAAAAGTGGTCTTGGATACCTTAAAACAGGTAAAAGACGCTCCTTTTGAAGGTACCGTATTCGTTCAGGAAAAGGCTTTAAAGTTCTGTAAACAACAAGAACTTCAAAAGGCGATGGACAAAGCTCAGAAAATCATTACAGAAGGTGATTTCGAGTCTTACGATAAGGTTGAAGGATTGGTGAGAAACGCATTACAAGTCGGTGAAATCGACAAAGGACAGACGGACATCTTTGCTAATTTGGATACCGTATTAGACGAGGATTATCGTCACCCAATTCCAATGGGAATCCCTGGAATTGATAGACTACTTAAGGGTGGTTTGGCCAAAGGTGAGATTGGTGTTATCTTGGCCCCAACAGGGGTTGGTAAGACAACTATCTTAACCAAAATTGCGAACACAGCATTCAACTTGGGGTACAATGTTCTTCAAGTATTTTTCGAGGATAACCCAAAAATTATTCAAAGAAAGCACTTCACACTTTGGACAGGTATTGAACCTGATAACCTAGTGAAAAACAAAGATGAGGTGATGTCAAAGATTACTGAAATTCAAGAGACCATGCAAAACAAGTTGGTTCTTAAGAAATTAGCGTCTGACACTATGACTATGAATCAAATCAAAAATCAGGTAAGAAAAATAATTGCTGATGGTAACAAAATTGATTTGATTATGTTAGATTATATCGACTGTATTCTACCTGAATCTACAAGTAAAGATGAGTGGAAAGCTGAGGGTTCTGTAATGAGAGGGTTCGAAGCTATGTGTCATGAGTTAGACTTAGTTGGATGGACCGCCACACAGGGTAATAGGTCTTCAATTTCAGCTGAAGTTGTAACTACCGACCAAATGGGTGGTTCAATTAAAAAGGCTCAGGTTGGTCACGTAATCATCTCTGTGGCTAAGACCCTTCAACAGAAAGAAATGAACCTTGCAACTATCGCCATCACTAAATCACGTTTAGGTAAAGATGGTGTAGTTTTCGAGAACTGTAAATTTAACAACGAGTTACTTGAAATCGATACTGAAAGCTCAGTTACCTTCTTGGGATTTGAGGAACAACAAGAGGAAAGAAAGAGAGATAGGGTTAAGGAACTTCTTGAAAAAAGAAAAGAGAGAGAATCTCAACAAAAAACCATTTAATTAAATATCTACTTTTTAAAAAAAAAACTTATTTTTTTAATCTAAATTGTTGGTCGATTGGTGTTCGACCACATATTTATCATAAAAATCAACGATTTTTTAATAAAACAACTACACCTAAAAATTTACAAATATGGATATTTCAAACAGAATTTTATCGGATATAACTGTGTATATGAAATACGCAAAGTATATCCCAGAACTAAAAAGAAGAGAAACTTGGCAAGAATTAGTTTCAAGAAACATGGAGATGCATATTAAGCAATATCCTAAATTAGAAAAAGAAATTCGTGAGAATTACATGTACGTTTTCAGAAAACAAGTATTACCCTCAATGAGGTCAATGCAATTCGCAGGAAAACCAATTGAAATCTCACCTAACAGAATTTACAACTGTGCCTTCGCACCAATTGATGATTGGAGAGTATTCTCTGAAATCATGTTCTTACTTTTAGGTGGAACAGGTGTTGGTTACTCAGTACAAAAACATCACGTTGATGCTTTACCTGAAATCAGAAAACCAAATAAAGAAAGAGGAAGAAGATGGTTAGTGGCCGATTCAATTGAAGGATGGGCTGATGCTGTTAAAGTGTTAGTTAAATCATACTTCTTTGGTGGTTCAAAAATTGAATTTGACTTCAGTGACATCAGACCAAAAGGTGCAAGACTTATCACATCAGGTGGTAAAGCTCCCGGTCCTCAACCATTGAAAGAATGTTTAATTAAGGTTGAAGGAATCTTAGATTCAAAAGAAGGTGGTGAAAGATTAAAACCAATTGAAGTACATGATATCGTTTGTCATATTGCAGATGCAGTATTGGCTGGTGGTATCAGAAGAGCAGCACTTATTTCATTATTCTCAGCAACTGACGAAGAAATGATTGGATGTAAGAGTGGTGCTTGGTGGGAAACAAATCCACAAAGAGGTAGAGCCAATAACTCTGCAGTTTTGATGAGACACAAAATTACCAAAGACTACTTCATTGAATTATGGAAGAGAATTGAAGCAAGTGGAGCAGGAGAACCTGGTATCTACTTAAGTAATGATAAAGATTGGGGAACTAATCCTTGTTGTGAAATTGCTTTAAGACCATTCCAATTCTGTAACCTTACAGAGGTTAACGTATCTAACGTTGTATCTCAAGAAGATTATGAAGACAGAGTTAGAGCGGCGTCCTTCATTGGAACATTACAAGCAGGATATACTAACTTTCACTATTTGAGACCAATATGGCAAAGAACAACCGAGAAAGACGCGTTGATTGGAATATCAATGACAGGTATCGGTTCAGGGGCTGTTTTAGGTTTAAACATGAAATCAGCGGCTAAAGTAGTTAAAGAAGAAAACAAAAGAGTTGCAGAATTATTGAATATTAATGCATCGGCAAGAACGACAACAGTTAAACCTGCAGGAACCACATCATTAACTTTAGGTACATCATCAGGTATTCACGCTTGGCATAATGAATATTATGTGAGAAGAGTTAGAGTTGGTAAGAATGAAGCAATTTATTCACATTTAAAAGATAATCATCCTGAATTAGTTGAAGATGAATATTTTAGACCACACGATACTGCGGTTATTGGAATACCACAAAAAGCACCTGAAGGGTCAATCTTAAGAAACGAATCACCAATTCAATTATTGGAAAGAGTAAAAAAAGTTCAACAAGAATGGATTAAACCTGGACATAGAAATGGAAATAATGCACATAACGTATCGGCAACAATCTCAATTAGAGAGCATGAGTGGCCAGCAGTTGGTGAGTGGATGTGGGAAAATAAAGAATATTACAATGGTCTTTCAGTATTACCTTATGATGGTGGAAGTTATATTCAAGCACCGTTTGAAGATTGCACAAAAGACAAATACGAAGAATTAATGAAGGCTCTTCATGATGTTGATTTATCAAAAATTGTTGAAATGGATGATGATACTGATTTAAGCGGAGAGGTAGCATGTGCGGGTGGAGCTTGTGAAGTTACACTCGTTTAAAATCATGAAAGATAATTTAGTTTAAAATATTATTAATGGAATTTAATATTCAATTAAAGGAAATAGATAATAATAAGAGGGAGAAGCCAAAACTTCTCCCTTCTCATTTTTATGAAGAAAACGGTAGAACTGTTTTCACTGAAGAATATCATATTCAACTAGGGTATTGTTGTGGGAATGGGTGTAGGCACTGTCCTTATGAACCAATGGCTCAAAAAGGTAACACTTTAATAAAAAAATAATCTAAGTATATTTATAGTTATGGCAGATGGAACTACATATGGTATTAATTTTCCTTTTAGAGATTCTAAAAGAGGGGATTACTTACAATTAACAGAGTTTGAGGCTCAACAGATTAAAGCGGATTTAGTTCAC